GATATCACCCCCACCCTTTCGGAATAGATCCTTATCAAATCTTTCGTCACTACCAATCTTCCATAGTCTCATACTATCAGGACTGATTTCATCTGCTAATAGAAGGTGACCTGCGGTTTTCTCATGGCCAAACTCTAGTTTGAAATCTACAAGAGTAATGTCCAACTTATTGAAAATATCGACAAGAATGTCATTGACCTTGAGTGCTTTCTCTGTCATCAGGTCTGTGAGTATGTGAGTGTAACCCATCAGATTCATTCTATCTGGAGTCAGTAGAGGATCATTTTTCTCATCATCTTTTAGATAAAACTCTACCAGTGGGTATTGAAACTTAATACCTTCTTTCACACGAGTTTCCCTCACTATACCACCTGCTGCCACGTTCCTGACTACTACCTCAATAGGAACGATATCTACATGCTCACATATCATCCTGTGCCCATGTATCTGGCGTTTGAAGTGAGTACGAATACCTTCATCTTCCAGTTTTTGAAAGAGAATAGCAGAGATGGTACAACATAGAGATCCTTTACCCTCAGGGAAGTCTACATGCCTACCATTACCAGCAGTAACTTTATCATGGTATTCGATCATCACTTCGCTACCTTCATGTTGGTAGACTGACTTGACTTTACCGTGATGGATGAGTAGCATTAATCCTCATGCTTATAAGCATATATTATACAATAAAGGAGGACTCATGTCAAGGGATATTTAATTACATCCATCATATTCATCTGAGTCTGGTGGTAGTGGTGGATCAGGAGCATTATCTGATATAACTTGCCACTCCTGAACAAGTCTAAACACTTGTTTCCTATCCATTCCATCTAATTTCATACAATTTTTTAGACATAGATAGATACATTTCTCATCACTTACAGGTGCTTTCTGAGTCCAACCACTCTTATCCTTATAAGTCTTTGGTTTATCACTATACCGTTCAGTTTCCATTAGTTAATAGTCGAAGGTGGACTCTAAGAAATCTGACATGTGGGGACATGTCGCTGCATACTCTAGTACACGTTGGTGCCTGACTGCCCACTCATCGACCTTGCGACGAGTAACAAGCTCTGGATACTTGAAGTATTCATTGAGTCGCTTGTTGACTGTAGTATAACCTGATCCTGCAAGGATGTAAAGGACCTGTGTACCACCATGAGAAACGGGCTCGTTGCCATTCATAATATACTGAATGACTTCATGGGTGCCTGAGAGATCATACTCCAAACCATCGCTGACATGACTCCAGAAAGGTGTGTCACGACGACGACTGTAATAGTAGTGTGCCTCTACGAACTCACGCCAATGGTCCATATGATTACAGAGATTATCGTTGAAACGATCACGCTGGAATTGTCCAGGCAAAGGAGTCTCCTGCAGGAGGTCCATGAGAGCAAGGATACCATGATGTGTATTGAAGAGACCTGTAGATTCTAGCGGCTCAATGAATCCAAACGAGAGTCCGATGGACACACAGTTGCCTGTCCATGCCCTCTCGTGCCTGCCATTCTCAAACTTGATCAGACATGCGTCATCGTAACCGAATTCTTTACGGGCATCTTCCTCGCTCTGAAACTGTGAGGAGAATACATATCCCCTGCTGATGAAGTCATAGGTGGGGATGGTCCACTGCCAACCAGCACTCATTGCTTTGGCGTTGGTATAGGGGACCATCTCTTGCTGACGATTGGTGTAGTCAGTCTTAACTACAAGTGCTCTGTTAGTTACAATTGATTCGTAGGGTTGCCACTTGCTAAGCGATCCTGCGAGCACTGCTTGCTGCCCACTACAGTCGATAAAGAGATCACCAAAAATCTTTTCTCCCCCGAGTTCATGAGGTCCACCTGCGACCACGACATGCTCGACGTTCCTTCCCTTAGTAATAACAGACTCAACCTTACTATCAACCACCTTAAGAGTCTTGCAAAAGGTGTGTCTAAGATAGTCTGAAAATGCTGCTCCGTTGATATGGAACGATCTGTCTTTAGCGAGGTCATATGGTACTAGAATATCTTTATTCAGTGGGAGTCGCCCTGCCTCTGCCACCGCCGTGAATGGCATGAATACTTGTGAGAAAGGTGGTAGATTCTCTGGATGAAATGCCTTAGCGAGCATCCAGTCCTGAAATTTTATGGTGTTGAGGACTGATTGTCCATTAGGGTAGTGAAATACTTCACCCTCCTCCACGAAACCATCAAACCTTGAAGAGGATTTGAATGTTGCTCGTGCAGCAGGGAGGAATACATCATCAGTGATCCCCATGTATGAGAGATACTGATTGATGTGTGGCGTAGTGCTTTCGCCCACACCGATGGCATCACCACCATTGATCATGGTGATGTCCCAGTCAGGGAAAGTTTTACAAAGAGCAGCGGCAGTCATCCAACCAGATGTACCGCCACCGACAATCACAATACGCATGTTACTTTTTTTTCAGTGTCTTTTTAATCATCTTAGCATACATTACGTCTTGCAATGTATACCAGTCTGGATGTTTCTTTTGGTCTTTGATTAGTTTTTTAACTGCCTTCTTTGTTGATAGATGTTTGTTTTGGTCTTGGTCCTTCATTCAGAGTTTGCCATTTTGAATATTCTTTGAAGAGTTGGTCACCAACAAAAGCATAAAGATCTCCGCCATGTAAAACCAATTCTTCCTGCAATTCTTGCTCAGTTGCTGGGATGTACATCATCCCATTTGACACGTAGTAATGACAAAACTCATACACTTCTCTATTTATGGGGATTTGCTTATGAATAAACGCAGTAAGACAGAGTTGTCTCTCTACCATCTTACCATCGTCGTAACGCCAGTCGTCAATCATTGAGCAATCATCCTGAATTCTTTTTTGGTTTGGAATACTTTCTGCCCTGTTTTACACAGGTGCAGAAGGAATTGAGCCTTATGTAAGGATAGGTCTGAGTAGTTTTTTAACTTAACCCAGTTACCATCCCAATAAAACTCTAAGCAATACATGACTCATGCATCAAACCTGAGTTTATTTAGATAATCCCATGCATATACTTCACGGTTACCTTTGATGCCCCAACCTAACCAACGGTATGCAGGTGCCATATAATGGGTGATACTCTGTCCACCCGCTTGGAAATATGGGAGTTGACGCTGGAAAACACTCTCATTAACCATGTAACGGAGTTGACAATCGAATGTGGAGGGATCACATGCATACCTGATTCCGAATTTACCAAGATTGTTATACCTGTTTATGCTGGTCCACTGAATGATGCCATAACCACCCCGATGACAATCGTGGTAAGAAACTCTAGCACCTCCCTCGCATATATTGGCAATGAAATTAGACTCCTGTCTAATGTTGCCAAGAATTGTAGCAATAGCATTTTTGTCTGTGATATTTACTGATGGTGTTTGTAAATACGCTACTACTTTTGCTTCTTCTGGTGAGCAATCCTCACATTGCCATGTGTTCTCTGAGACCTTAGGTACTTCAGTAGGTCTCAGTCCTGCTGCTTCAGATTTCTGATAAGAAGAAGAAGCACATGCCATAAGCAATGGCAGCAGTGTTGCTGTCAGTACAAGTGGTCTCATGTTTAGTCTATCCATATAGAAAGAGGTCCCGCAGGACCCCCATTAGTATAGCATATTTAGCGTGGTTGTCAAGAGGGTCTTCTGTAGACCATCATTCCCTCATCCGTATCGTCGTCGTCATCATTATCAAATAATCGTAAAAACAATTCAATCGCAACCAAAACAAACATGGGATAGAAACAGAAAAGGATTGCTTTCCATGCTGGATATGAATCTACTGCGAAGTCAGTCATTTAGATATCCACATAATGCTTCTAAGAAATCGATCATTGATGCCCATCCATTAGACTTTTCTACTTCTAATGTCATCGATGTGTCCTCGTTAGGTAAATGAATTGATGTGCCTAGATGCCGAAGGCACCGAAGAAAAAGATGCTGCCGCTAAATGCGTATGAAACTACAGCAGAAACGAATCCCAGCATTGCTAGTCTACCGTTCAACAATTCTGCTGTTTCCAAGTACTGTCTAGACATTTGTTAAGGTATGTTAACTATATATACCTTTAAGTAAATGTGATGACATCCTGACCACCGACCACACCACCCATATCCACTGGACCTGCTGCATAGGTTTGGTTACCGTTGGCAGTGTTAAAGAAGTCATAGTTATCGTTGAGATAGACTGGACTTGGACTACTAGGGAATTCAACCTGTGGCACGTCATCAACACATGCTTCAGTGATGGTCTGTAGACCATTATAGTGACGCCACAGCTCACTCAGGTGACTGCGGTTGAACTTGGGATCGTCGATCGCACTGTGCAGTGCTTTCTTGAGTGCTTCTGTTGCTGCTGTCAATTCTGCTTTCATAATTCCAATGACGGATAACTCCGCTGACGATAAAACAATTGGTGACAAGATAAGAAATGAAAATACAGGTACGAATACCTGCAATGTAATTGTCATAGGGTCCTGTCTTGTCATCAGAGAATGACCCTAAGGAATACTTCCAGACGTTAAGAAGACGTTTTAACACGGTCCTTTTTCATGGTCGTCTGAGTGTCTTTAGATATGATAGCACATCTTCCCGAATCCACAACAGTTCGTGGTAACATTTCTGGGAATGAGCACATGCCCTTAGTTTGGAATCAGGTTCTAGCACACTCTCTATGAAAATGTCAAGACCCCTATTCCATGTGTCATCTTGTGTCTCCATATAACTCCTTAGGTAAATTGAAACCAACCTGTAATGACCATCTTCTCTTTTGTATTGGATACCCTACCACGATGGTGGTATGTCCAATCTGGTGGCCAGATCACAGTGTATCCACGCTGCGCTGGCACATACTTCTGCTGGTAATACCATTCGGTGCCACCATCAGGTACATCATTTAGATATGTCATGAAAACTAAGTGTCGGTAGATGTTTCCAGGCAGAGAATTAGACCTTTCGGCGTGCCACTCCTTAAATCCACCACCTTTAGGGTACCACTGCAAAGACATTGGCTCCTTTATTTGGAATCGTGAGGTCTCACAGAAAGGAAACCTTACCAAGTATGCGTTGAGAACATCTTGGAGTGCTTTCATATAATTTTGCACTTGAGGACAATTCAATTGGAAAGGGACGTGCAGATCAATAGAGTCTTTATACTTTTTATCAACTGTCACCTCCCCTTGTCTATAGATTTGTCCATCAACGTAATTCAAGATGGTTTGCTTATGCCAGAAATCTTCAAGTCCCGCCACAACGGATTCATCAATAAATTTACCCCATATAAAATCATCACACTCATCATCAAGTGGGGTGCAGACGTTACCTTTATAAATTACAATTTCTTCTTTAAGCATAAGTATCCCGACCAGGGTAATGAAAGGGGCTTCTCACCCCCCTGAACTACTTGGTTAACAAGGCTAGTCTAACCCCGATCTCCCATTCAGGCAGTCGCGAGTTCGCGAGTGCGGGAGAATGCTACGATATTATTCGCAGCAGGTGTAGATGTTTTTGCATCTGTTGTTTGCTTATCCAAGCAGGTTTCAGTCACAATCGTAACAACCCGTCTAAACCGTGGCACCCCCCTGAATGGAGGTGAGGAGAGTCGAACTCCTGTCCGAGCCTATTCGTAAAGTCACCTATTCCTCAAAAGAGGAATGCCACAAGTAGGATTCAAACCTACAGTCTACCCATTACAAGTGGGTTGCATTATCGTTATGCTATTGTGGCGACGATCCAGGTTGGATTCGAACCAACGACCGACTGCTTAGAAGGCAGTTGCTCTATTCCACTGAGCTACTGGATCCTAAGCTATTAGTTAACTACCTCTTTGCACAACGATTGGGTCACCATCCCACATAGTCTTCCTAACCTTGTCAACTTTACCCCGTAGGTTAAACACAACGACGGTGCGTGATTTGTCTGACTCATTAGCTAGTGCCTCGTGGTGGACGGTTGCTGGAAAAATAACCATGTCCCCTTCCTTAGCAGGTGGAATGAAGGACTCTAACCTACCACTCCAAGGGTTGTTGAAAGGTGAGATGAATTGCGTAGCTTGATGGACTTTTGGATCGAAGTCCACATAAATTACTGCTGACCATCCACTGTGTCCATGATTGTGGAGACCATGCTTCTGACCTTTAGTATATGTTTGACACCACAGGTCAGTAAACTCGATGCGTCTCCGATCAGTAAACTCAGCAAGGTATGGCTCGATAATATCAATTATCGTATCAGCATAGGGTGGCAACTCCCAATTTTCTTCATCTTGATGAAAGAAGTCAGTATGCTGCTCACCATTAGATTCTAGATGCTCCCTACCCAGTGTGGGTAGGACAGACATGATCTTCTTCTTATTCTGTTCCCAATTTTCAATTTCATAGTGTGCAATCGGAATAGAAAATAAAGAATAAATGGTCATTTGGTAATCTCAGAGTGTTGTCGTATCTTTTGAGCGAGCGACTCGCTCTCTAGGTAATCTCCTGTAGCAAGTGCTTCATGTAGTTGATCCACTAGAAATTCGATTGTATAGTTAATCTCATCAATCTCCTCAAGAAATTGATTCTCCATGATGGATCCCCTCTCCGGTACTTGTGTAGTATATATGCCAAATGGGTCAGGTGTCAACCCCGAAGTGTTTGATAAACCATTCGGCGTCCACTACCACTAGAGGTTGCTTCCTGTTTTTCTTCATAAAAAGAATAGGTTGGTGGTCTCCAGAGTTAGCACATGCCTGATGTAAGCATCATACACATTTAATTTCTCTACATTCTTACACTCAATGCTGAAGGGAAACTTCTTCCTAGCATCTCGTGCCATGATAAGATCTTCCCCACCAGCACCCATGCTGCGAGACTCAATGTCTTCTGGGTGGACATCCCTATGCTCAATAAGCATATCTCTCACCCATTTTTGGAAGTTTCTACCCTTCGCTTTAGCACTCTGTGGTTTCATCTACATTCCACTCATCGAGTGCCTCATGAATAATTTCCTTCAACTCCCGCCGTTCTTCAGGTGTGAATATAGTCTTCTTAACAAATGGCATGGGAGTATAACTGGTTGGTTTATTTGATTTACCAGGAAGACTCATGCCCTGTGTATCGATCTTATCCTTCGACATCTTTTGTATCCTTCTTGAATCCAAACG